CAGCAGTAATAACTCTAGCCCAAAACCCAGGAACTTTTTACCCTCAAAGTTTTAATCGATTTAGATTAAATGCTCGTCCTGAATTTCCAATTCAGTTATGGACAACAAGTTCAGTTTATTTAAATAATTATTATTTACCAACAGCATCTTATTGGGCTATTAAAGATTTAGATACTAATGAAATGGTAATCGATTTTGATACTCAATATACTCAAATTAGCGCAGATGTAAGTTCAAGTTATTTTGATGTATGGATGAATGGTTTAGAACCAGAAAGATATTATGCTATTTTAATTAAAACAGAAATAGCAGGAACAACACAAGTATTTGATGATCAATATTACTTTAAAGTAATTAATGGATAATGGCTGAACAAATAAATCTAAATAAAACGGTTTATAGTAAAACTCAATTCGAAAGAGTTATTGATACTTCCTTTACCCAATTAGTTGAAACCCCAACCGTTACACCAGCATCAATCCCATCTGTTACAACAGCAGAGTTTTTCCAAAATTATCAAGAAATATTTTATCAAATACCTAAGTTTGGAGATATAAATTCTCATGAGTATCTTATCAAAACGTCTCAAGCTTATTTAGGAAGTAGTCAAATTAATGATGATACTATACAAGCTTTAATTGACGAAGTTACAACATTAAGAGCAGAGAATTTAGATTTACAACAACAAATTATAAATCTACAAGTAACAGGAAGTATATAATGGCTGAAATAGTTAATATAACATCAATAAATCCCTTTACATTTGAGGAACAAGCTTATTCTTTTCAGGATGAAGCTTTAATTACTTCAATTGACATAAATACATCTTTTAATCCTAATACAGATTTAATAGAATATTATGTATATGATTTAAATGGAGATATCGTATTTCAAAATAATACTGGTTGGCCTTCATATCAATTATTAGATAATGTTTTAGTTTTAGATCCTGAATCTGATTTAAAAAGTATAGGTTTTGATGAGGGACAATATAATACATTATATAATTTTGCAAGTCCAAAAATGGGGTCAAGTGCTCTTGACCGTTATTTTATTTCCCAAATATCTCCTGATAGAACAGAGGTTCGATTAGATACAACAGATATTCCTAACGATGTTGTTGTTATTTCTTCTCTTGAATTAATTAATAACATCAATACTTCCACAGGAAGTTATTATGATTTTTATCTTAATTTTGATAATAATCAATCATTAATAGCTGTAAATGCTTTACTTGATACTTCAAGTATTGACAATCCTACAGTATTAATTAAATTATATGAAGCTTTACCTCAAGAATTTGATGTAAATTCTCAATGTTGGGTTGTTACCCAAATTGCTGAACCTGTAGCATATAATGTTAATATTACCCAAGTTTTTGATATTTTAGAAGATAATATTCCTTTAAGAGGACCTAACACAAATATTAGTCTTCAAGATCAAATTGCTAATTCAACTCCTTATAGTAATTTAACTCAACTTAATACTACTAATCAAGCACAAGGTACTGGAAGTCTACAGTACCAATTAAATAGTATGCTTGCTCAAACAGGTATTGAGATAAATGTTGATTATTCTGATTATGTTAATTTTATTCATTTCTCTTCTGCTCAAACTAGATTAGAGAATTTTTATTATAAATTATCTTTACTTGAACAATATCAATATAGTGCTAGTTTATCAAGTGGTACTTTAACAAACACTTATGTTTCTTCAAGTAATTTAATCTGGCAAGCTAAAATAGATGAAATTATTACTGGATTTGATGATTATGAATATTACCTTTACTATAATTCAGGTTCATCATCTTGGCCTAAAACTAACTCAACACCTCCATATACAAACGTAACAACAGGTTCAGTAGCTGGACAAACTTGGTTTGTTTCACAATCTGCTGTAGCTGAAGAATATGATATTTTAAACAATAATGCTCTTATTAATGCTATTCCTTCTTATCTTTTAGAAGATCCGGAAAATGCTCAATATGAGTTATTTGTTGAAATGATTGGTCAATATTTTGATACTGTATTTTTATATACTCAAGATATTACTAATAAATATAATGCTGATAACCGTGTAAATTATGGTGTATCAAAAGATTTAGTAGCTGATATCTTAAGAGATATGGGTATTAAAATCTACCAAAATAATTTCTCAACAAACGATTTATACTCAGCACTTTTAGGTTTTACACCTTCAGGTAGTTTATATAATTTACCTTACACGACTGGTTCATTGCCAACTCCTACGGGTTATGAATATATAAACACGTATGTAACCGCATCAGCTACAGGTTCATTGGTACCGACCGAAGACATAAATGCTGAAATATATAAACGCATATATGCAAATTTACCTTACTTACTTAAGAAAAAAGGTACAGTAGAAGGTTTAAAAGCATTAGTTACTCTTTATGGTATTCCTGATACTATTTTACAAGTAAATGAATTTGGTGGTCAAAATGAAATAGACGAAAATGACTATGATCTTTGGTTTGATCAATTTAATTATGCTTATAATGCTGGTGGAAGTCAATATATAACTTCTTCATGGGAAACTAACCCATTATTTGGCACACTTTATCCTCAAACCATCCAGTTTAGATTCCAAACTAGAGGTATTCCTACAGATACAGGATATTATTCTCAAAGTTTATGGACTACAGATGCAGGAGTTCTTATTCGTTTAAGATATACAGGTTCAGGATATACTAGTGGTTCATATTCTGGTTCAATTCCTGATCCTTATAATGAATATGCTCATTTAGATTTTATTCCTGATATATCAACTCCCTCACTCTCAGCAAGTGTTTATTTACCTTTCTTCAATGGAGATTGGTGGAATGTAATGGCTACTGGTTATGAATTTGGTAATATATTTAAATTATATGCTGGTAATAAAACTACTCCTGGAGGAAATTATAATACTTACCAATTTTTAGCTAGTTCATCAGTAAGTACTAATGAAGTTCCTTGGGATACAAGTGTATATAGTTACTTTCCATCTCTTACTAATTCTTCTTTTGGTAAGATGTTTAGTGGTTCTTATCAAGAAATTAGATATTATAACGAAATACTTACCGTAGATCCTTTTGAGGATTATATAATGTATCCTTATTCTATTGATGCAAATGGAATTAATACTGCTCCTGATACATTAATATTTAGAGCAACTTTAGGAGGTGAATTATATACAGCTTCACTTTCTATACATCCTAAAGTAACAGGTTCTTGGGCAACCACATCTTCATTTTCTGGAAATGATAATTCATTTTACTTGAGTAGTACTGATGTTTTTGTAGATAATAAGGAATTTGTTTATCCAAATCAATTCCCTGCAGGTATTAAAAATAGAGTATCTAATAAAATTAGACAACAGAATGAAGTTTTACCTTATAGTGGAAGTGAAGAAGTAAACCTTCCACAAAATACAGCTTTATCTCCATTTATTTCAGTACAACAAGATGTACCTGAAAGTGGATCTTATACACCTAATATTGATTATGTTGAGGTAGCATTTTCTCCTCAAAACGAAATTAATAATGATATTGCTGGACAATTAGGTTACTTTAATATTGGTGAATACATTGGTGATCCAAGATTAGTATCTTCATCTGCAGAATCATATCCTGCATTAGATGGTTTAAGAAACTATTATTTTGAAAAATACACAGGCAATTATAATATTTGGGATTATATAAGACTTATCAAATATTTTGATAACTCTTTATTTAAAATGATTCAAGATTGGGTTCCTGCTAGAACAAGTCTTGCTTCAGGTATTGTAATTAAACAAACTACTTTAGAAAGAAACAAATATCCTGTTCCACAGCTTAATACTTATACTACTACCTCATTTTACGGAAGTGGATCAGTTTCTAATATTTCTTGGAATACACCTTTTGTTACTGAAGATCTACTTATTACAGGATCCCCAATTCAAATAGCAGAAGTTCAAGGAACTAATGGAGGAACAATGCCTGATCTATTTGGATTAACATCTTCTGAATACACAGGTAATAACGTAGTTAATATTACTCAAGTTTGGACAGGTTCAACACCTTCACTTTTAGGTCCTGTTGTATTTACTGAATCTGCTCAATATGAATTCTTTAATGGTGAATTAAGTGGTTCTACTCTTCAAGTAGAAAACGGAGAATTAAATGAAGCTAACCCTTATAAATCAGCTCCTACCCAAATTATTCAGTATCAAAGTACAGGATCATCAGATACAAATCCTGGCCCTGGTCAATTTTATTGGACATCTTCACTTTCATATAATGGTGCAGGTTGGGGTAGAGCAGTTCAATATATTTATATAAATGAAATTGATAACAATGGTATTAATATCCAACCAGCATTATCAAATTTAAACCCAGGAAATAAAATAACATTTAGAATTTTTGGTAATTATACTAATGATGGTGGTGTTATTTTTAGTTTTTATACAGGTTATACCCTTACAGGAGTAATTCAATCAATAAGTCCTGTTAGCCCCTCAGTTTATAGAATTCAATTAAGTACTACTTCTAATATAGCTGCAACTTATATAAATTTTGGACTTTGGATTCCTGGTGATCCTAATTATATAGATTATCCAGGTGTTGTTCTAGGTACAGTTTCTTTAGATCCATTTTTAAATGCCACATCAGGATTTGATAATTCGGAATATAATCCTTTGATTAATAATGCTGTTTTAGCAAGACCTAATGATAATTTTTTTGATGTTGATTTTTCATCAAATGCAATTACTGCTGTAAATAGAAATGTAATTATAAGTGCTTCTAGAGGAACCGGTAGTGCTACTCCTTCAACAATTCCTGCATCAAATTATACTACTGCAAGAATCACAAATCCAAGATATAATGGTAGTCGAACAACCTCTCCAACTGGGTCTCTTCCTTTATCATATGTTAACCAACCTATGGTTACCGGAAGTTCAATAGGGGCAGTAGCTAATGTTGAAGATTATTGTAACTGGTTTGGTTATTTTGATAATATTTCTCCAACAAAATTAAGTGCTGATTTAGAACAAGAATTAGTTTCTGTATTGAATGCAAACGTAACAGTTGTTCACCTTACGGCTTTAATTAATGTAGATGGAGAAAAAATAGAATTAAGTCCAACAAACAATTCATACACAGTTAACTCAGGTTCATTGTTTATTGGAGGAGGAAATATTATAGATAATCCTTTAACAAGTAATATTCCATTTCTTAACACAATTTATCCTAGTAATTTAGGAGCAGTAATGGCTAATTCTCCATACACCGCATCAAATCCTACCCCAGTTTATATCCAACAATATAACTACTCAGGAAGTTCCCCTAACGTTAATTCAGGAAGTTTCCAAACCTACCAGGTAATAACATCTGGTGTAGCTCCAACATCTGGTAGTGGATTTAATCCTCTTCTATATAGATTTGAATATGTGTATGGATTACCTAATGAAACTTTAGTTATATTAAGAACAGGATCATTTGTAACTCCCACAGGTAATATTAATGGATTATTAATCCCCGGTAATTTTAATCCAAAATATAAAGAAAATGTGTTAGCAATAGCACAATCTGCAGGATTTTTTAATAATATTTAATGAGAAAATAATAAAATTATATATTTATAACATATAACACTAAAAAAACATGGGATATTTAAATAATACCGTAGTAACAGTAGATGCAATTTTGACCGATACAGGCCGTCAGTTATTGGCACAAAATGATGGTCAATTTAGAATAACACAATTTGCTTTAGCTGATGACGAAATCGATTATACACTTTATAATCCAACCCACCCATCAGGTTCTGCATATTATGGAGAAGCAATTCAAAACATGCCTTTGTTAGAGGCCTTTCCTCAATCAACACAGGTAATGAAATATAAATTAGTTACTTTACCTCGTGGAACTGCTAAAATGCCTATTCTTGATTTAGGTTACAATGCAATTGTAATTAAACAGGGTGCTTCATTAGCAATAACACCTCAAACATTAAATTATTTAGGTGGTAATACTTATGAAACTGCAGGTTATACAGCAACTATCTCAGATGTTAGATTATTCAGCACATTTGAAGGTGTAGGTATTGACACCCCAGCAGTCCAAGCTCTTAATTTATCAAACCAAATACAAACATTAGGTACATCAGTATCAAGAACAGTAGTTGGTACAACAATTAATATGAGAGCAACAACAGTAAATACATTGTTTGGTTCACAAACATCTTTACAAGCTACATTAACCGTAGAAGGTAGAGATTCAGGAGCTAGATTAACTATTCCAGTAACAGTAACACAAGTTTAAAATATAGACTATGTCATTTAAAAGATTAGAAGCAGACGATTTTGTAGTAAGCACAGATGCTATTTCCTCTACATTATTTTCAAATAATTCACCATCGTTAACAGCGGTATTTACCTCTTCTGCTCAAGTTGCAGATGCTACCGGCGATTATTATATAAACATATTTGATACTGCTACAACAGAATCAGTTCAATTTGCTGTTGCATATGGAAACTCAGTTGGTAGTGGAAGTTTAGTATATAACCCAGTTGTTAATGGATTATCTCCAACATCTACAATTTATGGTCAATGGCAAGATTTAGTAATTGGTGATGAAAGTACAAATTTTGTATTTGGTGCTATTACTGCATCTGAATTTTTTGCTATGACCTTTGAAAGAGCAAGATATAAAGATTCTTTATTTTTAGGATCTCTTTCATTAACTTTATCAGGTTCAGGAACTAACAATACTATTACATTAACTGATAATAGTAATTATGTAACTTCTGTTCAGTTTACTGAAGCAGGACGTGTATTCCAATTAATTACAGGATCATCAGGAACTAGAGCAACAATTTCTTCAAGAAATACAGCCGATGGATATTCTGCAACTTCTGGTTCTTATGGTTGGTTATTACCAGACATTGGAACTATTATATTAAACCCATTAGCATTAGCTCAACCTGCTGTAAGTGGTGGTATTAGTTTAGGTTATAGTGGTTCATTTGCTTGGGGTCCAAATGTTGTTGTAGCTACAGGTTCCGCTGCTCCTACCCAAAGTGCTAACATTGCTTTATTTAATTCAATGAGATTAGCAATGACTGGTTTAGGTTCAACAGCAGATTTTTATATTAATGCTCAAGAATCTATCACTTCAGACTTTATCTTTGTAAGACCTAGAACCTCAGAATTTAATTATTCTGAAAATCCATCATTTATTTCTGGTTCAACTGGTGAAGTATTATATAGTTCGTTTATCAATAATCCAACAACATATATTACAAGTATTGGATTATATAATGATACAAACCAATTGTTAGCAGTGGCTAAATTGTCAAGACCTTTACCAAAAGATTTTACAAAAGAAGCTTTAGTTAGAGTTAAGCTAGATTTTTAAAATGAATGAGTGCATACAAACAATTTCTAGCATCGGATATTACAGTTGTACCGTTTGAGGTTCATAAGGGATTTTACTTTAAAGGAAATCAATTAACTGGATCTGATGTTGACATTAACCGATATCTAGGAACCAACCTCTCAGGCACTTTATTTAATCCAACTACAGATCCTACTACAGGACAAACTTCAATTCAATATCAAAGATTAGTTTATGATTCTATACAAGAATTATATTATTCAAACTATTTGAGTTCTAGTTATGGTAGTCCTGCAACAACCCAAAGTTTAGTTCCTGGAGCAAATGCTGCCGGAGATGTATTTGTAGGCCCCTTAGATTCAAGTGGTAGATATTTTAATTATAATCAAACTACATTAACATTTGAAAAATATTTTCCAACAGGTGCTAATGATACTGTAGGAGTTCTATCAATTCCTTCACGTTTATTTGGAAATTACATTCAACCAAGTTCATTCACCTGGTCAGGAATAAGTGGTTCAATATACGATGATGGACAAGGAAACTTAATACTTTCATCATCTGGAGAAATTTGTGGACAAATATTTTATCCTCATGGAATAGCTGTAATTACAAGTGATTCTAATCCTGGTGCTAATGGATATGGAGTAGCACAATATGGCTCAGCATTATATGGTATAGGAGATTCTACTGTTATTGATGGTTTTATTAATTCACCTAATGTAACATGTTCTTTTTCTTCATCTCTTACAATTTACGAAACTCAATATAAATGTACAATTAGAGAAAACGAATTCACATTAACCCAAAACCCATCAGCATTATCAGGTTCAGGAGGAGATATGTATAGTTTTGTTACAGCATCTTATTTTAATCCCTATGTAACAACAGTTGGACTTTATGATGATGAACAAAATTTATTAGCAGTAGGTAAATTATCTCAACCACTTCCAACTTCACCCACAACAGATACTACAATACTTATAAACATAGATAGATAATTATGGCAACTTTAGATAATTCAAATATTGTAAATGGTAATATAATCGAGCCAAACGATTTATTACAATTATATTCTGCTTTTACAGCAGGTGGTGGATATGATGTTTCTATTAGTGGAAGCTTAACAGGTTCAGCAACTTCTGCTACTACAGCTACTACTGCAACTACAGCTTCTAATATTACAACAGCTATTACAGGTGGTGGTACTCATTATTTAGCATTTGTTGACCAAGCAGGAACTCGCCCTCCAAAAATTGCTTCCCTTTTAGAATATACGGCAGCAACAAATTCATTGACCGTTACATCATCTCGTGCAGTTACAGCTTCATTTGCTTCAACTACCCCAGACCCAACATTTTTTAATGCTTTTACATCCGCTAGTGGTTCAGCATATATTAGTAATACTCTTGGAGTAGTTGCTGGTTCTCTTACAGCAGCTGGAGGTCTAGCCCAAACCCCAGTATGTGATCCTTTAAAAGGAAAAGTTATAGGATCTACATTATTTATAAATGCCACTATTTTTGGTCCTGGAGGACCAGCTAATAGTGTAGGTGTAAGATCATTTAATACTGGTACTGGACAAATCGAATTTCAAACAGGTGGTGGTAGTGGAACAGAATTTATAATGTTTACAGCCCACTATAAACCAGCATAATTAAAATTAATAAAAATTTATGAAAAATTGGTTATACAATGGTAATGAAATTACCTCAATTGAGGAATTACCTCAAGATGCTTTTGGTTTTATATACATTACTACTCACACACCGAGTGGGTTGGCGTATATTGGTAAGAAATCGCTATATCACAATATAAAGCGCAAATTAACGAAGAAAGAATTAGCCGAGCAAACAGGACCTGGACGCAAACCAACTACTAAAATAGTTTCTAAAGAAAGTGATTGGAAAACATATTTTGGTTCCGCTAAACCTATTCTAGAAATTATAAAAGATGGAAGAGTAGATGAATTTAGGCGTGACATTCTTCAAATAGTTAATAATAAAAAACTCCTTACATATTACGAGTGTAAGTACTTATTTAAATATGGTGTATTAGAACATCCACTAGAATATTTTAACGACAACATTTTAGGAAAATTTTTCACACGTGATTTTGGTTCCTCAAAAGAGGATTAATACATTATCACTATGATAAATCAATCTCTAGTAGCACTGACTAATTCCGTGCTTGGTACTGGTAAACAAACGGCTCGAGGTAACTATGCTTATCATTGTCCGTTATGTAAACACCATAAACCTAAATTAGAGGTTAATATGTCTGAAAATTCTAAAGGTGAAAATCCTTGGCATTGTTGGGTTTGTGATAAAAAAGGTAAAAAACTTTATCAATTATTTAAAGCTGTAGAGGTTGCTCCTGAAATAATGGCTGAATTAAAAGCTATTGTAAAATATGTGGGACCTGAAACAGATGTTCAAGTTGAAACTAAAATCACACTACCTAAAGAATTTAAACCTCTAGCTAATATCCAGAAATCTAATATTATGGGAAGACATGCTCTTGCCTATATTAAATCTCGAGGTATTACTGAAGAAGATGTTTTAAAATATGGAATTGGTTATTGTGAGACAGGAAGGTATGCTAATATGGTTATAATTCCTTCTTATGATGAACGAGGAAATATTAATTACTTTACAGGAAGATCATTTGAAAAAGAACCTTCTGTAAAATACAGAAACCCATCAGTATCTCGTGACATAATACCATTTGAATTGTTTATAAATTGGGATTTACCGCTTATATTGTGCGAAGGACCATTTGATGCCATAGCCATTAAAAGAAATGTAATCCCGCTTCTAGGCAAAAATATACAAACAAAATTAATGAAGAAGATAGTAATGTCTTCGGTTGAAAAAATATATATTGCACTTGATAGAGATGCACAAAAACAAGCTTTAGACTTCTGTGAACGATTAATGCAAGAAGGAAAAGAAGTATATCTAGTAGATATGCAAGATAAAGATCCTAGTGAAATGGGATTTAATAACTTTACGAAACTTATACAAGAAACTTACCCCTTAACATTCTCAGGGTTACTTGAGAAAAAACTATTCTTATGAAGAAAAGAAACATTAAACACGTTAACAATCGTATCTTAGAAATCTCAGAAGATCACAAACAAATTACTCTTCCTGATTCTAGATACTACAGACGTAATGGAAAGTATTATCCATCAATTACACACGTTTTAAGTTATTATCCTAAAGGTAAACATTTTGAAGAATGGCTTAAAAACATGGGTCGTTCTGCTGATTATATTGTTAGAAAAGCAGCTGAAGATGGAACTAAAGTACACGAAATGATTGAAGAGTATTTAGAAGGTAAAGAAATGAACTTTTTAAATCAATATGGTAACCCACAATATGACCCAACTATTTGGCAAATGTTTTTACGTTTTGTTGATTTTTGGGAAACATATAAACCCGAATTAATTGACCAGGAAATCCATTTATATTCAGATGTATTAGAAGTAGCAGGAACAACAGATTTAGTTTGTAAAATTGATAATGAATTATGGATTATCGATCATAAAACTTCAAATCATATTCAAACAACATATGAACTACAGGCTGCTGTTTACGCTCATTGTTACGAAGAATGTTTTGGTGTTAAACCTGATAAGACTGGTATTTTATGGTTAAAATCTTCTAAACGTAAAGGTGCTAAAGATAAAATGCAAGGTAAAGGATGGGAAATGATTTTACCATCTCGTACACAAGAGGAAAATATTGAAATCTTTAAAACAGTAAAACGTTTATTTGATTTAGAAAATCCAAACGAAGCACCTGTATTTACTGAGTTCAAAACTCAAGTAAAAAAAGAAGATTAAAAATTTTATATAGAATGGTTGGAGGGGCGAAAGCCCCTTCGTACATTCACATATAAAATAAAGGTTATGCAATTTAATACAAAAGAACAAATCGTTGAAGCATTAGTAAACGAGTTCGGTGAAAAAAAATCATCATTTTATAATACTGATACGAATAAACAACGTGAAAAGTATTGGACGTTTAATCGTACTAAGAATTTTTATTATAAGAAAAAAGGAATATGATTACAGATAAAAGCGGTTACGAATATATGTACATGGGACGTCACAAAGTTACTGTGCGTCATAAACTTCATGATAACCTATCTAAAATGATAGGACGTACTTTACGAACGTGTTTACTTCCCACTTATTTAGGAAAACTTCTTTATATTCAAGACGATAAATGTTATTTTGAAGTTCTACCTAACCCAGAATTTACTAGATACAATGGTTGTGCAGGTCAAGTAGAATATATTCATGAACATCATGTTGTTACGATGAAATTCGAAGAAGAAAATTAACATTAAATATTTTGTAATATTTATAACAAATTTAATCCATGATTGGACTGATATCTCTTTTGCAAGAAATACAAGGTAAGCCAAAAGCAATTTTTATGGCTGGACCTGCTGGCTCGGGTAAGTCCTTTATTTTAAAAAAATTAGTTCCTTCTAATTTTAATGTTATAAATGTAGATGATACCTATGAGGAATTACTTAAATCTTCAGGTATTGGGATGAAGTTAGCTCAAATGTCACCTGATGAATTAAAAAAGGCAGGTGAGTTAATGGGTCAAGCAAGAAAAACAACAGATAGTAAATATCAAGATGCAACTAAAAATTTAAAAAATCTTGCTATTGATAGTGTAGGTGGTTCATCTAAAACCTTACTTAAGAAAAAATCAGAATTAGAAAATTTAGGTTACGATACAATGATGGTAATGACTTATGTATCGCCTATAACGTCACTAGAGCGTAATAAACAGCGAGACAGATCATTATTACCAGGTATTGTGATTCGTTCCTGGCGCGACGTAAATAAAAATATAGACGTATATAAACAAGCATTTGGAGATAGTTTTACAATAGTAGATTTAAATCCTGAAGATGCTAATAAAAGTTTTGATGAAGATTATATCTTTAAAACATACATCAAACCTTTAGGACAAGTAGGTAAAGAAAAAACTCCTGAAGAAAAAGCAAAATCTGAAAAAGAAGCCAAACAAATCAATTCAGATATAAAACAATTAATCTCAACTCAACCAGAGTTTGATACAATAGAACAAGCACAAACAAAAATCACTAAATTTATAAACAAATGAAACTAGTAGACTTATTAAACGAAGTAGAAAAAAAAGAAAAACCAGTTAAGGAAGTAGCTCCTGTTCAAGAAGCTGAATCTACTGTAGTAGATGAAATTGGTAAATTCTTTGTAGTTAAAAAACCTGGTAAAGGTATGACTAAAGAAGATATGGTATATGAAGCTACTATATTTGATGAAATTAAAATGGACGAAACTAAAGGTGCTTATAAAAATAGATCTGAGGCAAATCGTCATGCTACTGAAGCTTTAAAAGAATACGAAATGCAGCTTAAAGAAATGGAAGATGCTATGGAAGCTTTCCGTTCTGCTAAAAAAGATATTGAAGAAAAAAAAGCAACTGCTAAAGAAAAAATTCAAAAACTTAAATAATGAACTCCCTTACCAAAGTCTTATTAGAAGATCTTTTGGAAGCGGAAAACAAAAAAATAACCGCTATTTATGGTGGTGGATTTAAACCACCTACCAAAGGACATTATGCTGTTGTCGAAAAAGCTGCTGAACAAGACCCTGAAATTGATGATATTATCATTTATGTGGGTGGGGGTGAGCGTGATGGTATTACTCAAGCTGAATCTATTCAAGTTTGGGAATTATATAAAAAATATCTTCCTTTAAAAGTAAGAATTGAACCATCAAAAGCACCTGTGGGTGATGTTTTACGTTATGCTAAAGAACATCCTGATGAGGAAGTACTTTGGATTATAGGTGCTCGTGAAAATAATCCTGAAGATTTTGCTGATATTGCTTCTAGAACTAGAACAATAGATAAATACCCTAATCTTCAATTACGAGTTATTCAAACCTCAGGTGGTGTTAGTGGAACGGCAGCTCGTAAAGCTGTAAGAGATAATAACAAAGAACAATTTTTCCACTTAATCCCAGACATCGAGGAAAAAGAACAAGTATGGGATATTGTATCTCCTGTTATTAAAGAAGGTTTTGTAGATGATTTAAAATCTAAGTTTAATAAATTTATATCTGCTGCTAAACAAGAGGGTAAAGAAACTAAAGAAGCATTATCCTTATTAATTAAATCAGCTAAAGGTGACATTGATTTAACAGATGACCAGAAAAAAGAAATAGGTAATCAATTAAAAGATGTTTTAAAATTAGTAGGTTTAACAGCAATCGCTACTTTACCTGGTGGATTTATTGCGGCTGCCTTAATTAAGTTATTTAAAGCAGAATATTTGATTACACCATCTTCAATGATGAATGAATATAATAACACAGGTCCTTCTACACCAAAAGTTTATATTGTAAAAGCAGATGGAAATTATAAAGAAGTACCTATAGAAATATTATCTAAAATCCCAAATCTAACATATGATATGGGTGGTGGTGAAACTAACTTTTTTCCTGAAAAAAATATTGTTATAGTAGACAATATTCCTATAAACCAATTTGCTCAAGAACCAGGTGAAATAAAAGATGAAAAAATATACGTTGAATATAATTTAAATCAGCCTTTTAGTTTTCCTAAAGCAAATAAAATTATAGCTTCTCAAATAGTATATCATTTAGGTGATATTAAATCTTTCGCTAAAACAATAAATGATTCACTTAAAAATGGAGGTACGTTTCAATTCTTTAGTGATTTAATGAATAAGCAAGATAAAGAATTTTTAAATTACTTATCTAGCGAATATAGATTTGGTTTACCTAAAAACTTAAATCCTTATAAAGGAGGAAATCTTTTATTAAAAAAAGGAGACTATACTGAACCTGTTATATCTTACATTTACAGTGTAACCGATGCTGAGGGAAATACAGCAAAAATATCTGTTACTAAAGAAGGTAGATGGTGGGAATATGCTAAAATTGAAGGTGATATAGATTTTAAACCTAGTAAATGGAGTGTTGAACCTGAATATAAGTATAACAATATAATTCCAAGTAAGGAGAATGTTTTAGATTCTTTTTCTCAAGCTCTAAAAACTGATATTGTAGATTTTAAAAAATTAAATGAAACTTTAGATGAAGGATCTTGTGGTTATGATACAGATGTAGCAACAGGTAAAAAATTAGATACACCTGGTGGATTAAAAGAAGCTGATTCTATAAACGAAGGTCGTTATGATAGTATTTCAAGACAATTAGCTAAACTTACATTAAATTATTGGAAAGAAGGATTTGCCAAAGGTAAAAATGAAATAAATTACATTGATAGAATTACCCCTGATGAATATCCGACAGATTTAGAATTTTTATACAATGGTGAGGTTATATTTACCTCAGCAGGAGATAAATATTCTCATAATGGTTATGCTATGTCTAGAGGTGAGTCTAAAGATGGTACTCCTAGAGTAGGAGTTAATTATTTTGTTCCTAAAGATATGATTCCTCAAGGTTGGGAAGAAATTTATATGGATTTAATTACTACTCTTCGTCATGAAATTGAACATTTAACTCAATCAGGAGGTAATGTAAAACAAGGTAAAGAAATGGGTAGTGATATGAAACTACGTAAACTTATTGGTACCAATAAAGATGTAGTAAGATACGTTTTATTACCCAAAGAAGTAGATGCTAATGTTCAAGGTTTATATTTAAAAGCTAAAAAATGGAGACGTCCTTATGTAGAAGTAGTAGATGAATGGATTAAAGATTTTTTAAAAATTAAAAAACAAAGTGATATTGATTTAATTAAAGGAATATACGATAAAAGAGCTAAAGAATTAAATTTACCTGCTATCCAAGAAAATGATCCTTTTGGTATTAAAGCATATGCTCGTGAATTAGTTAATGAAGCTTTAAAAGACACTTGGAATCCTAAAGAATCATTCGTATCTTTATCTAAGTTCATGATAGACAATGGAATGAATATCACCCCATTGCCTAAAATTAAGGTTATAAAGGATGATAAAGAAAACGCATCCAATCTTTTGGGTAAAACGGCTTACTATGATCCGAATAATAAATCAATTACTCTATTCACAATGGATAGACACCCAAAAGATATTTTGCGTTCATTTTCACATGAAATGGTTCATCATGAACAAAATTTAAATGGAAAACTAAATAATATTAATACAACCAATACAAACGAAGACGGAGATTTACCTGAAATCGAAAGAGAAGCATACGAAAAAGGAAATATAATGTTACGTAATTGGGAAGACACGATTAAAAATGTATAAGCTAACAGATTTATATAAACAAATTAAAGAAGAAGCTAATGCGACTACCCCACAATATAAAATTTATTGTGATATGGATGGTGTATTAGTAGACTTTGATAAAGGTTATAAAGCATTAACTGGTAAAGAAACAAGTCATGTTGATGTTCAAGGTAAAAACGAGTTTTGGAGCACTTTTAAACAAGGTCTTGAAAATAAAAAAATGAGTGAAAAGGATTATTGGGCAAACTTAGAATGGATGCCTGATGGTAAAGAGCTTTGGGACCATATTAAACAGTACAAACCAACTTTACTTTCAGCCCCTTCAAGAGATCCACAATCTCGTTGGGGTAAACGTATTTGGGTAAAGAAAAATATCCCCGGTACACCTTTAATTCTTGCAGCAGCTCCAATGAAAAAGAATTATGCTAAAAAGAATGCAATACTTATAGACGATAAGATTTCTAATATCAACGAGTGGAATGAAGCTGGTGGTATTGGAATTCTTCATACTTCAACATCAACAACATTAGATAAATTAAGCAAATATGGCATTTAGAAGAGTAGTAATTAGTGGAGAAAAAGTACAAGATACAAAAACAGATCTTGATGGATTTTTTTCAAACAAAGTATTTAAAACCAACTACCCAGGTCTTAAAACAAAAATGATAATTTCACCTGTTAAAACAGATACAATTGTAGTTGATATTAATGGTGATGGTGCTGATACTGTAGCTAAAAAAGTTAAAGATATTGGGATTAAATATAAAATGAAAGCAGTAATCAAAATGGAAAAACCAATGTCTGCTGTTAAAGAAAATAATAAAGAAAAAAATGATGAATTAGTAAATAAAATTAAATCATCATTGTTATTTCAATTAAGTGGAGGTAAACAAGGTGAACCAATGTCTAAAGGACAAAATTTACCTGCTAACACATTTATCAAAAAATCAGATAAATAATGAAAAACGATTCGGTTTTAAAAAAAGAGTTCAAACAAAATGATGTACAACGTCTTCGTAACCTTGTTCAAGGTAAATACGGTGATCGTACAACTATGGGAACTGGTTATCAAAAAACAAAAGAATTTCACGATGAAGGAGATATTTGGGAAGAAGATAGTCGAACATGGACTATTAAAAATGGTGTAAAACAAAATATTACTAAATTAGATAAGGCAAAAGAAGGTATTGTTTTACCTTTGTTTTGCCCTTCTTGTTCTCGTACAATGAAACCTCATCTTGACAAAAGATGGTTTGTTATGTATGGACACTGTTTTGATTGCCAAGTTACATTTGAAGCTGAATTAAAAAAACAAGGTAAACTTCAAGAATTTGAAGATCAAGTAGTTAATGCTAATATTGAAGGTGTTACTAAAGATCTTGAAGTTTGGTTCGATGAATTAATAAACGAAAAACAAACTTTTATTACTGAAGCTGGTGATGTTGAAAAGTGGGATGGTTCTGGTAAACAACAATTATTAAAATATAAACAAGAAGCATTAGATTACTTACAAAACAAAAAAAGAAGATGATGGAATTTACAATGTTTACTACTATTATCGTTGCTCTAATTACAGCAGTGATAGGACCAGCAGTATTAGAATGGGTAAGAGCCAAATTAAAGAAAAAAGAAGTTGAGGATAAAAAATCTCCTGTAAAAGAAGCTATTGATATTAATGAAATAATTGATCATCAATTAGAACAAATTATGGAAGAACTTAACTGTGATCGTATTTGGTTAGCTCAATTTCACAATGGAGGTCATTTTTACCCAACAGGAAAATCCATTCAAAAATTTTCTATTTTTTATGAAAAAATGAATCCTGATATTCAAGCAGTACAACATGTTTTTCAAAATATTCCTGTTTCTTTATTTCCAAAAGCATTATCTAAATTATATAAAGATGGAGAGTTAGGCATTGTTAGTTACAATACTGATGAAAATTATGACTTGATGATGTTTCAAAAACAATATGGATGTAAATCTTTTTATATGTTGGCCTTAGATGATTTAGATGATCATTTTATAGGTGTATTAGGAATCGCATTTACTGAACAAGAACACAAATTATCCAGAGAAGAATGGATATTTATAAGACAGAAAGTGGGTGCTATTGGTTCCCTTTTAACAGACTACTTATACAATAAGAAATGAAAGATATTCAAAAAATTAAAGAATTTTTCTCTAAACCTTTAGAAGAAGTTAAAACAGATAAATACGGTAATCATATTGAACCTCAATTTAAAAAAGGTGATAAAGTAACCTATTTAGGACACCCAGCAGAAATTACAGCTATCAATAAAGAAATGGACGGTACCTATAGCTATAGTGTATTCTACGATAAAGGTCAGGGTAAAACTAAAGCAAGTAATCTTAAAAATAAAGGTGGTGAGATTAAATTAACTGAAGCATCTAATGTTTTTAATTTAGAAACAGCAGTTGCGGAACTTATGAAAGCTTATCATCTTAATAAAGAAAAAGCTTTAAAAATTATAAATACAACTCCTCAAATAGAAAAAATTATTAATCTTGGTTACGCTACATCAGCCCCAGAAGCTTTAGGTAAGGTTCATGGTGGTGCAGCTCGTACTTTTAATTATTTAGGTAGTCTTGATAAAATAAACGAAGAATATACAGTTGCTGGTCATTCTGTGACGTTAAACAAAGGTACAAAATCAGATGGAACTGATTGGACTGTAACTTTTAAAAACGGAAAATTAAAACCATTATCTGATGTTTTAGCTTTAATTAAACCAATGCCTAAAGGTATTACAATGAACGAAGTTAAAGAAGAAACAGGGGTTGACATGGTCAAAAAGAGATTAGATGCTTTAGGTGTTAAATACGAAATGTCAAAAACTGATAAAGTAAGACCATTTAAAGTAATTTACAAACCAGTTAACAAATCAGATAAATTTTATGATGAATTTGAAGATATTGTTGATTTATTTAACTTAAAAGGTTTTGTAAAACAATCAATGAGTGAAGCAAAATTAATTTCTGACTATAAAATAGGTGATATTATTTCATTTAAAGATGGTGAGGATTGGAAAGTAATAAAGGTAAAAGATAACATAGGTAAACTTGTTATTAAACCTCACAATGAAAAAGCTAAAGAAGGAAACGTTAGTTTAGAAATTGACATTGATGCTGATTATCTTAAAAAAAATCTATTAGAAGTAAAATCAGAAGATAAAGTAGATACTATAACAATGGATATTCCTTTATTCCTTCGTATGTTAGAATACTCAAGAGAAGATGCTTCTCAAGACATGGATTTACATGACGTTACCGAAAAAGCAAATAAATTAGGTAAAGAAAGAGGTATCTTATCTATGGAAGATTATGAGGAAATTGTAGGTGCTGCTGAAAAAATAAACGAATACAACCCAGACCAAGAACAATTAGACGATGAAGATGAAATCTTTGTGTCTTATGATGATGAAGGTAGACCTTTAGAAGAAGCAAATGTTCCTTCAAATATTAGAGATTTTGCTAAAAGAAAAGGTATATCTTCTTTAGTTAATAAAGTAGCAGGTTGGGCTGAAAAAGTAGGTGCTCGAATTGCTGGTGGAACAGCTATTGGTAAAAATTATAGTACGCTTGTTTTAGATTTAGATTATAAACAACAAGGTGAAATTCGCATTGATACAGATGAAGAAACAATTGAATTATACGATGAACCAGTTTATGATTTTAAATCATTCCAACGTGTTTATATTGATGGAGCTGATAATAATTTAGAAGAAGGTGAAGAAGAACAATTATCATTCATCAGTAAAGCTCGTGCCAAATCATCTCTAAGACAATTCCTTTCAGGTAAACGTGATGATGGGATGGGTAAATTTGATGCAATAGTATATGGTATAGATTCAGATGGTAAAAAACACCAAATTAAATATTATAATCATTTACAAGATTACGAAAAATTTGCATTAGGTGATAACCCAGATATAAAAGAAGCTAAAAACACATCCTTAGATTCTGAAACCATCAAACAAATTAAAGATGATATTAAGGGATTTCCAAAATATCAAAAACGAGGATATGAATCTTTCAAAAAAGAAGTACGTGAAAAATATAATATAACTCCAAAACAATTAGAGGATATTTTACATGGAGATTTAAAAGAAAATGTTGCTCCTAATCACGATGGAAAAGCAGCTCCTTATGGTTCAGGATATAAACCATTAGAAGAAAGAATTGCCAAAGCATTAGATCAAATTAACGAAGAACTTTGCCCTGCAGGTAAAGCATATAGAAAACGTAGAATGGAAGCTGGTGAAAAATCATCTGCTTATCTTTCAGGTCGTGCTGTTAAAGTATGTAAAGGACAAATGTCTGGTAAAAAGAAAAAGAAATGATTACACGAGAGCGACTACAAGAAATAATATCTGAATCATTACGTGACTGGTTTAAAAAAGAAGACTGGGTACGTATTGATACTCAAGGTAATATTACTGGTCCTTGTGGGACAATGAAAAAAGGTGGAGCTACAACAAGATGTTTACCTCGTAAAAAAGCTCAATCACTATCTAAAGCCGAACGTGCTAAAACATCACGTAAAAAAGCATCTGCTTCTCGTAAAGGAAAACAATTTGTAAAAAATACAGAAAAAGCAGAATACAAAAAAGGCACATATCATAAAAAATAACATATTTATAACATATACTCAATAAAATGGCAAAATTCGACTTAAAAAAAGCTATACTAAAAAATAAAGCTACATTTTTTGGTTCATTGACTGAAGGTCAATTTTCTTGGTTTACCCAAGATACAGACCAACAAATTGGTTCTGAAGATGAAAATACTCTTCCTTTTGTTTACATGCACGATAATAAAGGTAACAAATGGTTAGAAAAAAATTATGAAGGATATGGTGTGTTTGGTGGTAAAGATTACTACGAATTATTAGACCAAATGAATGGTGGAGATGGTGATAGAAGTAGAGGTATTGATTTAGCTTTTAATGATGAAGCCGTTGCTGCTGGTAAAGTATTATTCCCAGCACTAACTGTTAGTGCAACATTACCTTCATATCACAGTTTTAATGAAGAACCAAAAAATGATCCAAACCAATCTTGGTATACTCCTGAAGAGGATGAAGAAAATGATTATGATTCTTATTTTGGAGATATGGATAGAGAAGAAGATTATGATTATGATGAAGAAGAATTAGATGAAGCAGAACTTCCTGCTTTAGCTGCTGATCAAGTTGAAAACATTGCTCAACAATTAGCAGATAAATTTTCAGAAACAGATGATTTAGACATTAAATTCTCAATCACCCCAGGTTCAATTGAAGCTTCTCCTAAAGGAGCAGGATTTGATCTTGATACAATGGCTGGACCAAACACTCCTGGTGGAGATTGGAAAGATGAAAATGGCTTTGATATCGATAACTACTTGGGTAAATATGCAGGTGGTTCTTATTACATTAAACCCGAAGGAGGTAAACATAAGATTTATAACGCCGCCGCACAAAATGCTTATATTGGACACGTTACTCCTCAAGGTGAGGTAGTATTTGAAATTCCTGGTTTCGAAGGAACTATGGATCAATTAAACTCTCTTGAAGAAGAAAAACCAAAAACAAAAATGAAAAAATCCGAATTAAAAGAACTTATCAAGTCATCTATTATGAATGAAATGTATGTTGATATTGATAATATGGAAGATGCTCCTGAATCAGAAGTTGATTTCTTAGCCGAAGTTGATGCTATTTTAGCTGAAGCAGATGAATTTGAAACAGCAAAACCAGCTCGTATTACTTCATTTCTTAAAGCACTTGATCTTCTTGTGTATGATGAATACCACGCAGAATTATACGATTCTGATGAAGTTAAACAAGCATATGATCTTTTAGTAAAAGCTGCTAAAAAATTAGGAAATTTAAATGAAGCTGATGAAGAAGTAGCAGTAGACGATACTGAAGTAGCCGTTGATGGTGAAGAAAATATTGATGTTGATACAACAACAGAAGTAGATCCTAATGTAAAAGCAGTACAAGATGCTTTAACACAAGCCCAAGCAGCTGCTCAAAAATTAGGTGATCCTAAATTAACAGATCAAATTGGTAATACAATTACATTCTTTACTCGTGCACACGTAGTTGATAAAGGTGCTGTTGCTGAAGCTGATGAAATGGAAGAAGGTAAAAAAGAGTATTACAAAGATGCTGAAGCCGATGATGCTGAACATATCAACGCCTTAGAAAAAGATATGAAAGATGATAAAGATTCATCTATGAAAATCAAAGAAGTTGTTTTCCCAATGTGGCAACGAATTAAATAAATAATCTATAAATAATAAAAACTATGAACACTCAAGAAATTTTTGAAAAAATTGAAGCACTTTACGAATCATTTAAAGCAGAACATGCTGGAAAATCAAAAGCTGCTCATGGTCGCGCTCGTAAAGCATTAGGTGAAATCAAGAAATTGGTTACCGAATACAGAAAAGCGTCAATTGATGAAGATAAAAAGTAATATAACTGAAAAAAAGCTTACCAAAGCTGAATTAGAGGCAAGAGAAAAAGTAATTAAGGACTTGAAAAAAAACAAGTCCGCTCTTGTTAAACGCTACGGCAAAGATGCTGAAGCCGTTATGTACGGACGTGCAACAAACATAGCTAAAAAAATGGCAGAATCAGAAAATAAAAACCGCATCAAAGAGCTTGTTAGAAAATCTCTTATGCATGAAGCCGATATTGAAGTCGATGCTGATAAATACGAAGGTGAAAAAGAACTAGGTCAAGTATCTATGATGATGGATGAACTAGAATCTCTTTTAAAAGGATTTGATTGGTATTATTACATGTCAGATGACCCTCGAGTTTATCGCAGTGGTTCAGCATATGATGATAAAGTATCTAGTCTTGTTAAACAATTAACAGATTTAGGATATGGAGATGATGCTAAAAAATTATACAATCAATATGCTCCAAGTGGTGATATTGATATGAGAATGAAAGAAGGTAAAAAAGAAGATGTTGATAGAGACGGAGATATCGATTCTAAAGATTACTTAGCTAAACGTGATGCTGCTATTAAAAAAGCAAAAGGTGACGTTAAAGAAGATATTGACTTAGGTCATGAAGATAACGAACCTCATATGATTAAAGGCGAATTATACCGTATTGGAAAATACGCTATGGAATTATACGCTATGTTAGAAGAATTTGAGGAAACGGGTGGTGAAGTTGATTTCCCAGCTTGGTGGCAATCTAAAATTACTATAGCCATGAACAACATGGTTTCAGCTAAACATTATTTAGATTTTGAAACTAAAGAACCAGCTATTGATGCTGCTGTAGATGCTTTAACAGGTGAAGAACCTCATGAAGGTGAACCTGAACCTCCAATGATGGAAGGTGAAGTAACTAAAGTAGATAAATTAGCCGCTAAAATTGCTAAAGCTTTAAAAAACCCAAAAAACAACTCAGTTGAAGATCAAAATAATATCAAACAAGCTAGAAAAGCTATGAATGATGATAAAATTGAAACTGCTGAAAAAATTATTAAACCTTATTTAGCAGAAAAAATAGCTAAACAGTTAAAGTCTAAATAATGAAAAAAAGCGAATTAAGAGATAAAATCAAAATGCTTGTACAAAAAACGTACAAAGCTAAGACCATCGATTTAGATAAAGGTGGAGAGGTTACTCTTGACGCTGAAAAATTTCCTGTTTTAACAAAATTTCCTAAATTAAAAGATGTCATAGTAGATCTATTAACAGATCAATATGAGATTTTTATGAAAGCTATAGAATGGGTTGCTCCTCGTCCAACAACATTTAGAATTGTACTTGGTAATGATGAAAACTTTATGTTGATTTATACTGAAAGAAGTTGGATTGCTCAAGTTGAAGGTAAAAAATATTATCTATTAAACTTAGGTGAAGAGGAAATGGCAGCTGAATCTATTGCTAGATTCCC